TATGCCGAGCAAGCATATAAGTATTGTTTGTTGGGTGCTGATGATAAGAGATTGGCTGAGTTATTTGATATAGATGTAGCTACTGTAAACAACTGGAAGATAAGTCACCCTGAGTTTTTCGAGTCCATTAAACGAGGTAAAGAGCTTGCAGACGCTGAAGTGGCTAATAGGCTCTACAATAGAGCTATGGGATACAGCCATCCTGAAGATAAAATCTTCATGCACGATGGCGAGCCTGTTATTGTGCCAACTACCAAGCATTACCCTCCAGACGCTACTTCTGCCATATTTTGGCTAAAGAATCGTCAACCATCTAAATGGAGAGATACCCAAAATATAGAGGTTTCCGGCCTTAATGGGCAACCAATACAGGTACAATCCCTAAACACCCTGCCGTTAGAGGATTTGCTCAAGCTCGAAGAGATCATGTCTAAGACTCAGGTTCAAGGTGAGGTAGTGGATATTGAGCCAGTGGATGACACTGATTAATCAGATTCATTCTTAATAGAAATACAAAACTTACCATAAGTGTTATTTAAGTAAGTTTTTCAGCATCAATTCTGTTTGGTGTTATGGCTGTGATGGTGGTGTATCGCGCTACTCGTCATAGTGGGTAGGGTGGCTGCTCTTGCTTCTATTTGTCTATGGGAGAGGTGGGGTAGGTGGCTACCTTCTTTGCTGATCTTTCGATGTTGCTCGGGATTCCTGATGGCGGTTTGAAATCAGACCCCCCATGCGCCCTGAACTGAGGATCGAGCTAGGGCCTATCTGTATAATAGTCTATTTCACTAACAATAAACCATTTATAAAGAATGATTAATAATGAAAAAGATAAGTATGCAAATAGACATGCGAGGAAATATGCCTACCGGATATACACCTTACCATTACATTTTTTCTCAGAACATATACTATGTATGCAGATGGCATGTTTATCCAATATTCAGGATTATAGAGAAATTAAAAAATAAAAAGTGGTCTTTTTACGCGTGGCTTAACCACAAAGGAATAATGAATACTCCTGAGGGATGCAAAATGCGGCTATCTGATATATGGACTAAATAATACCCCCCATACCCCTAAAACAGCATTAGGTACTTAAATAAAAACCGACCACCTTTTTATATGAGATTTATATTTATCCAAACATCCGTTGGTATATAGAATATATACGTTAAGCCTTGCACCTTAAAATAACTAATACGCACTTCAAACCGTTGGTAAATGGACATTCTTTGACTTTGCTAATTTCACATTTTTGTGCTGAGAGACATGCAAAATACACATTTTTGTGTTATAGGAGATGGTTTTAATGGCGTTAAGAATACTTAAGGATATAGACGCAAATGGGGAAGTTTTTAATGAAAAAGAAATAAAGCTTCCTGACAGATTTAATGAAGAAGGTTATCTGATTCCTTATAATAAGCGTGGCTCAAAGATGTTTGCGGACGTTCCATTTCCGGACAGAATGAACGATGCGGAAATAGGGAAAACAGCCAGGCTTGCAAAACTTATGGTGTCTACATCTAATCTACTTGGATATAGGACAAAAACAGGAATTAAGCCTTATACTGAAAAGCAACTAATTGAGATTGTCGGGTTATCCTCATATCGAGGAAAAGAGTACATATCAAAGATGATTAATGTAGGTATGATGCAACGAAATAAGCGAATTATAGGCGAGGTTGAGAGTGAGGAATTCTATCTTAACCCTGCTTATTTTTTTGCAGGAAAACGCATTTCCCTAAATTTGTATTTATTATTCAGGGAAAATTTGGACCCTATATTATCTGATTGGGCTAAGAAAGAATTTCAACAAGCTGCTAGGGAAGAAGTGAAGCCGCGCCGTCAAAAACCTTAATTCGTTCCCTTATTAACTTCTTCTCACCCCAAACCCCACTGATTCAGGAAAAAATAGCTTGTCAACCGTATAAGGCAAGCAACTTACCTTTAAATGTGATAATCAACGTCATTATTAAGGTTTAATAGATAGTTTAGGAGGAATAAAAACAATGGCTTATTATCGTAAAAAACCAGTGGTAATCGAGGCTTTTAAGTGGACTGGTGATCAGCATCAAACAGATGATCCAGAATGGATTGTTAAAGCAATTAAGGATAAAAAAGTATGGTTTAATAATCAAGGAACAGAACAATGCAACATGGAAATAGATACTCTTGAAGGGAACCATATTGCTGATAGAGGGGATTACATTATCAAAGGTGTTAAGGGAGAATTATATCCCTGCAAGCCAGATATTTTTGAAATGACATACGAAATAGCAGAGATCCACAAAGTTTAAGCGGAGGTAACTAAATGTCCCAATGCAAAGCTTATGACCAACTAACCAACATTCACCCCGACACCTACATTGATGTGATACAGGTAAATTGCGGAAACTGCAAACGATGGAATACCGACATAGAACGATGCGGGGATGAGACTGTGGTATTGAATATGAATGACCCAGAGTTAAACGAGTCGCTTGGATGGTGCCAGTTTTAATAATATAAGGAGGAAATTAAAAACAATGCCAAAGATTATATTAATGATTGGATTGCCACGCTCAGGAAAAAGCACATGGGTAAAAAATAATAAAACTACTGAGGTTGTTATTTCTGCCGACGATATTCGTTATTTGGTTTACAATCAAAGGTTTTGGGGAGAAGGAGAACCGTTGATGTGGTCGGTCAGGGGGATGATGCTTAAGTATTTGATGCAACAAGGCGTTGATATCATCATTGATGAAACCAATACGACCAAAGAGCGGAGAAAGCCAATCATTAAAATGGCTAAAAAGTTTGGCTATGAAATAATTGGCAATACAGTCGAAGGTGTTTTAATTGATGAATGTGTGAAGAGGGCAGATAAGACTGGACAGGAAGATTTAATTCCGATAATCAAGGCTATGGCAGAAAAGTTTGAACTTCCTGAAATAGCTGATGGGTTTGACATATTAAACATGGTTTAAGGAGGAAAATATTAATGTCTGGAAATATTGGTTGGATAGGCGTAGATCTTGATGGAACTTTGGCTGAGTATGATGGTTGGAAAGGTGCGGAACATATCGGGAAACCTGTGCCAGCTATGTTAGGTAGGATTAAATTGTGGCTCTCAGAGGGAAAGGATGTTAAGATTTTTACCGCTAGAGTATGCCGTGCGAACCCAGAACGAGAATTCTCTCGAATGGCAATCCAAAAATGGCTGATTACGAATCTAGGCAGGATTCTTGAAATAGTTTCTGAAAAGGATTATGGCATGGTTGAGCTTTGGGATGATAGATGTGTTCAAGTTATACCGAATACAGGAATAGCCTTGCAGGAATTGAGGGAGAAGAGTGTTGTTTTTTAATCGAAAAAGAAAGCAATGTAAGGATTGCTTAAAAACTTTCCATAGACCAGTTGACCATGAATTATTCAATCCGTTTGGAGAATCTATTTCAAATTTTAAGGTGTGCCCTTATTGTGGTGGCGATTGGATTATTGTTTAGGAGTGAAATCTGATGGCAGAAGCAAAAACTAAACTTAAAAAAGATAATAAAGCTGCTGCCAAAAAGGTAGAGGTTGAAAAGCCAAAGCCAAAGATTAAGGCTAGTGATTTGCCGACGCTCACTGATGTTCAATACGAAATTGGTAAGCGAAGCTGCCAATACTTTATAGAGAAGTTTGTAAAGATTGAAGATAGGGATGCCGCCGAACTGGCAGTTTCTTTTGTTTTGTGGCCTAAACAAGTAGAAGCCCTAAATGTTCTTTCAACAAATAGGCTGAACATCGTATTAAAAGCCAGGCAACTCGGGTTAACATGGATGACGTTGGCTTATTCGGTGTGGAAAATAGTTTATTCAGCAGGGTATTCTGTTGTTGCAATGTCAAAACGTGAAGAAGACGCAAAAGAATTAGCTAGACGTATAGGATTCATTCTTAAATATCTTCCTCCAACTATGATTCGAGAGAAAAAGGTTGCAGGAAAATGGAATGGACCAACATGGGAGGCCACAACACTTCAAGTTGTTATTAATCATCCCGGTAAAGAACCGAGTGTATTTAACTCAATAACTTCTGCTCAAGACTCTGGACGATCTCTTACAGCTAACTTAGCTATTCTTGATGAGTGGGCTTTTCAACAGTGGGCGCGCGAAATTTGGGCGGCTGTATACCCTACTATAAATCGTCCAACTGGTGGACAAGTTATTGGGCTAAGCACAGCAAAGCGCATGACATTATTTGAGGAGATATGGAGAAAAGCAACGCAGGGCGTTAACACATTTGCAAGAGTTTTTCTTCCGTGGAGTACTGACCCGCGAAGAACTCAAGAGTGGTACGAACAAACTAAAAAAGATTTAGGAGAACAAAAAACTAAAGAGGAGTATCCAAACACCCCGGAAGAAGCTTTTTCTGCCGCAGAAGGGGTAGCGTTCCCTGAATTTAGTTATGATCTTCATGTTGTAAAGCCGTTTGAAATTCCTGACCATTGGCGCAAATGGAGGTCTGCTGACAATGGATATACAGATCCGTTTGCTTGGTATTGGTATGCTGTTGATGAGTTTGGAACTGTTTACATTTACAGGGAATACACAAGAGATCCAAAGGACCCTAAAATAGGTTATTCGGATCAAGCAAGGCAAGTTGCCCTGAAAACCGGAAGCGAACACGTTGGCTTTACGGTTGTGGGTCATGATGCTTGGGCAGTTAATCCATTAACTAAAAATAAAAACACTCCTCAAGGTAAATGCATTATTGATTTTTACAATGAAGGTGGGGTTAATGACTGTATAAGAGCTGTAACGGATAGAGTTTTTCGAAAGGCAACTTTTCACGAATATTTAAAGCCTTACTACGATGAAAACGCTGAAGTCATGACAAGCAAACTCAAGATATTCAGCACTTGCGAAAAGATTATTGAAACTTTACCTCAGTTGCTCATTGATGACAGGGACCCTGAAAAGTATATGGAATGTGAATATGACCATTGGGCCGACTCTGTAGGGTATGGCCTTATTTCGTATCATTCTAAAAAAACAGAGTTATCGGAAAGAAAAATTGATTACAGCAAACTCCCTGACGATATTGTTGAAGACTTAGAAAGAGCGGATAAAAAAATGAGAGAGTATATTCTTTCGAAGATTGGTAGGTGATTAACCATTGATGGATAAAATAAAAGATTTCGGCAGTAAGGTGGTGAGTAAGATAAAAAAATCAGTTAAAAACGCCAAAGAAGAATCAGAACAACAACGCAGATTAAAAGATTGGCAAGACAAAATGTCATTAGCGTTGGCTGGAATTAACGAAACTATTCGTGATGAACGAGAAATGATCTACCTTGGAACGGCAGACGTTGATGCTAACATAAACGCTACCTATTCGGGAGGAAAACGGAAAAAAGCAAACAATGTTGTTAACCTCGTTCTTGAGTTTATTGAAACAAATGTCGATGCCACAATTCCACAACCTGCAGTACGAACAAAGCTCCCTGGATTCGAATCACAGGCAACCATGATCGAAGATAGCCTAACAGCAGATATAACCGAACTTGGTATAACCGGAATCAACGATATCAACGAACGAATAACTCCGGTTCAGGGATACTCAGCAATATTGGTTAACTGGAATCCTGACTTTAAACATCATCTTTACCGCGGAGAATTATCTATAGAATCAGTCCATCCAAAGAGAATTGTCCCTCAACCAGGTGTATGGGATTTGCAGAAGATGGACTATTTCTTTATCCTTTCGTCGGTAACAAAGTCGTTTATCAAGAAGAGATATGACGTTGACCTTGAGAATGTCGGCGAGCAATTTCCAAACCTTAATTCTCTTAGCGGTATCACGAACCAATCTGACAATTCGGAGATGGTCACGGAAATTGTTTGTTGGTACAAAAACGAAGATGGTGAAGTGTCTAAGTTTGTATGGTGTGATAATGAAGTGCTGGAGGATTTGCCTAATTTCTTTGCCCGAAGAATTGATGGCAAAATTCATGAGTTTGAGATTATTGGAAGTGAAGTCACTCTTGCAAGTGGCGAAGTCTTACCCGCTGGCACGGAAATACCTTACTTCACCCCAACACGTTACCCTCTTGTTATTCGCGAAAATATCCCTCTTAATTTTGCCTTTGGTGGTCAATCTGATGTCGATGTTATTCGGGACCAACAGGACGCAATGAAGAAAGTTGTGTCAACCATCGAAGAAAAGGTTGTTAGAGGGAGTGCCGTAGTAACGGCTTTAGAGGGACATCGGTTTAATCTTACCAATGAGTTGTATTCGATTATTAGGGGAAGTCAGCAAGAATTAAATGCTCTTAGTGTTAAAAATCTATCTGCTGATATTAGTCAAGACTTAGTGTTTGCCCAACAACAATATAAAGCCGCGCAAAGCACACTTGGGATTACGAATACTTTTCAGGGTAAGTCAGACTCTACAGCAGTAAGTGGTGTCGCAAAGCAAATTCAAGTACAGCAAACAAGTGGGCGATTGCGTTCTAAAGAGGCTAATAAATATGCTGCGTTCAAGGAATTATACGAAATTATGTTTGAATTCAAGTTAGCTTTTTATGATGAACTAAGGCCATTCGTTACACAAGATGCAGACGGTAAGGACTCTTATGGCAATTTCAATAAGTATGCTTTTTTAGTTAGGGATAAAGCCGGAGAATTATATTATAATACCGACTTTATTTTTTCTGCTGATGCCGGAAATGGAATGCCGAGAGATAAGATGTGGTTATTTAACTCTATTCAAGAAATGCTTAAATACGGAGCCTATAACCCAACTCCTGCCTCTGTTGCATTCTGGACACAAATGGTACAGCAAAAATATCCAAATGCTAAAGTTGTGCTTGATATTATCAATAAACAAATTGAAGCAATGGCGAAGAAACCGCCAGAAACTCCGAAGACATCTATTGCCTTTAAGGATGTCCTTGACCCAGTAGCGCAAGCTCAAATACTTGAGAAGATTGGAGTTAAAGTTTCTCCACAGGTCACAGAACAGCCTATGGGAGGTCAACAGCCGCATGGTAATATAAATACACCACAACAAGATCAACAGGCTTCTGCTAGGCTTACGCCGGAACAGGTATTTTCCCAACTCCCTCCCGAAATACAAGAAGTATTACCGCAAATGGTTCCCCCTGAGCAATTAGTTGAAATTTTATCCATGGAACCGGAACCTATGATGCAAGTTATTATGCAGATTATAGGGGGTGGGCAGTAATGAGTTTTAAGCGTCAATCATGCACCTATGACGAAAAAGAACAACAGGAGAGACTAAAGTATTGGAAGGATATCCTTACTCTCGACCAATGGGACATAG